TCAAATCGCCAGCCCTCCACCCAGCGGGTTTAACGTTACTGCGTGCTTGAGATAATCGGGGGCAAGGTGAGCATAAACCATCGTCTGCTGTATGCTTGCGTGCCCCAGAATCTGCTGTAACGCAATAATGTTCCCCCCGTTCATCATGAACCAGCTTGCGAACGTGTGCCGAAGCACATGCGTGGCCTGACCACGTGGTAGATCGGGCTTTACCTTTCTGAGCCGTTCGCAGAAGTTTTCATAGTCAACTTTGAACAGCGGCCCCGTGTCGCTGGTCTTGATCTCTTCCTCCAGCGCTTCCGATATCGGAACCGTTCTATTTTTCCCATTTTTGGTCTTAAGGAAGGTCACGCGCCCGTGGTTAACCTGTTCACCTCGCAGCGTGCTGCCCTCTCCCCATCGTGCGCCAGTGCTGAGACATACCAGAGCTACGCGCCGATCGTCACCGGTCAAAGTTTCCAGCAGCCTGCCGATCTCTGACTTCGTTAGATAGGTCATGGCGGGCGGTGTTTCTTTCAGCGGTTCCAGACCCTTGCAAGGGTTTTCCTTCCTGAACTCTTCCATCTTGATCAACGCGCTGAACATGCCGGAAAGCCGATAGATATCACGATTAATCGTGGCTGCGCTGATCCCGTCCTCCAGCCGTTGGCTTCGGTGCTGCGCTATCGTGCGTTTGCTTAACCGGTTAACGGCCGGATCTCCCAACGCCCTGATCGTTTTGTTCAGGTGCCGTTTCTCAATTTCGCCATTTTCCAACGTCTGCCCGTATAGCAACCACCAGGCTTCTAACAATTCGCTTAAGGTGCGGCGATCTACGCTCGCGCCAAGCCATTCTTTTTTGTCGGCGTTGACCAATACATAACGCTCAAAAAGTACAGCTTCTTGTTTCTTATCAAACCGCCTACGGATGCGTTTTCCGTTACGCCCGCGCGGGTACACGTCTACTTCGTATTGACCACCTTCGAGCTTCTTAATCGACATAGCGAAGCCCTCCAGTAGTGCGATTGTCGTTTTGCGCCGTGTGTTCTAGCGCAAAGAAAAACCAGATTTTTAACCAGCCTTCGGCCTTGATTGGCGCGATGTTGTTTTGCCTTGCCCATCAGGGGAGAGAGCCGGGGAAACCTGCCCCGCTGCTGGTGCGGTTTTATCGGTCATGAGCCATAGGGTGTATTTCTCAAATCGCGGATTTTCGAGAATCAATGCTAAGTAGTCGCCGGGTATTTGCCTCCCTATAGCTTCGTAGTTTTTCAGGTTGTTAGCTGAAATGCCTGTTATCTCAGACATTTCTCTACGGGATAGTCCTTCGGCTTTTCTCATAAGCATGATTTTTTCACCGATGCTTGTTTTTTGGATCATAAGTGATCTAAACTCCTCAATGTTGGGATTACATGTAATCCATTTAAGACACCGCCTAAGGCGGCTACAGTCAGCTATAAGCGGCTGAACATCGAAGAGGATTATTACACATGAAAGACAAATACCCAGAGGGCTACATTGAATTGCGCCACCCTGTGGACGCGGTGCCAACTCCGAAATTTGCCGAAATGATCGGTAAATCAGCCAGCGCAGTGGGTGATATGGTGCGAGATGGTAAGTTGCCAGTGGTTCCGATGAAGAACCCGGAAGCCCTGAATGGTCGATCTGAAAATTGGATCTTCATCCCAGAATTTAACCGCGCCATGCGTGAAGCATTTTTCAACCGCCCAAAAGAGCAACGTGATGCCTGGCTGCTGTGGATTGGTCTGTAAGGAGTCGATGAGATGACGGGCCAGTTAATACAATTAAGCCGCCATAGTTATATTTATCGTGGCTTCACCATTCATAAATGCCCGCGCAATGCCATTACTATGAAAACGGCATATAGCATTTTAAATAATGGTAATTATTTTGGGCGAGACTTTGCATTAGCGGAAGCAATGAAAACCGTTGATGCTATTCGTGACGGGGTATCACACTAATGAACGCAGACCAAGGGCCATCACTCGCTAGCCTGTTAAGGCACGGTTGCCAAGTTAAGCACTACCGCAATACACGCGGTTGGATTGAATGCCCGGATGGGCGTTTCTTTAAACCGGAACCGAATAAGGTGCGCTTTATTAAAGGTATGAGTAAGCCTTTTGTTTATACGAAAAAGATAAACAAAGGCTTATTTGGTGTATTAGCAAGGTTATTTAGAAAACTGCTTTAGTAATTAAGTAACAGATAAAACTTTTTCTACCTGTCGTCACTTTATTAAGTGATGGCGCATTCACTCACCCAAAAAATGGGTTAATTATGTTTGGCATGTTCAAGAAAAAAACCGCTGCTGTAAAAGTTGAATTAAAGAAAGTTGAAAACCGCGATCTGATGGAGGCCATTGTTGGTGGCTGTCTGCTGGTTGCTGCTGCTGATGGTGAAATTGAGAAAGAGGAAACCGCAAAGCTCGATCAGCTGCTGCGCTCCAATCCCCGCCTGAGTCATTACGGCAACGAAATCACCGCGCTGATCACCCGCTTCACTGAACAGCTTGAGGCAGGTTTTCGCGTTGGTCGCATGAACATCCTGCGTGAAATCGAAGATATCAAAAACGACCCGAAAGAGGCTGAGGAAGTCTTCGTCAACATGCTGACCATTGCCGAAGCTGACGGCGAGATCGAGCCGGAAGAGCAGAAGGTACTGGAAGAGGTTGGGCGTCGTCTGGGTCTGCGCGTTGAGGATTACATCTGATGAGCCAGGTGCTGAGCATGTTGCGGCCTGCGCTGGTTCTGCTGCTGGCTTTCATGGTGGTAGCGGTGGACTTCACCAGCTATCTGCTCTCAGCGGTTGGCGATCTGTTCTTCGTGGGGGCGCTCGTTGTTCTGGTATGGCCTGCGATTAAGCCAGCCAAAGAGCAGCAGGGCGACGAGTAAGAGAGGCACCGGGAAACCGGTGCTTATCCGGGGCGTTACTTCCGAGTGGCGCGCCTGATAAGCGGCAGTGATGGGGGATAGGATTATGAGTATCGGACAAGAAAAACCAGTCTCTGGGCGTCAGATGTTCCTTGAGCAGCGCGCCCGCTTGCAGTCGAGCATTTCAGTTTCCCGCACCAATGACACGGCGAGCCGTTTCAACCGCCTGGGCGAGACTCAGAAAAAGGCGATCATCCTGCTGGCAAACGAAGCCGCCCAGCGGTTTAAAGACCTGCCGTCGCTGACTCACTCCCATCTCACTATGCCTTTCGAACAGTTCAGCTCTCAGGACAAAGTGAGCTTGATGTTGGGCATTAAGCGCCTTGCCGAGCTGGCTGCGGCGTTGCCGTGGGAGTTTCCCGATCATGCTGCGCCCCGCCTTGAAATGCTGGCGTTACGCGAATCACCACCACCCGCGCCTGATGGCGCAGTCAATTAACCACTGAATGATTAACCAGTAGTCAGGCGCATCACCGCGCCGGGCTTCCTGCACCCAGGAGAAAGCAAGATGATTCGATCACTACTCAAATGGCCCGGTGGCAAAAGCCGCGTGATGCCTGAATTACTGCCGCATTTACCAAAGGCTGGTTGCCTCGTTGAGCCTTTTGTTGGCGGCGCTTCCGTGTTCCTCAATACCGATTATCGCCGCTATATCCTTGCGGATATCAACCCGGATCTGATCCGCCTTTATCGTGAGGTAAAAAGCAATCCTGAGTTGGTGATTGATCTTGCCCGCCCGCTCTTTGCTACCGGCAATTCCAAAGAGGAATATTTACAGAACCGCCGCATTTTCAACGGTACAAAAGGCTTGCTTGATGTAGCCCGCGCGGCTCTGTTTCTCTACCTCAACCGCCACGGCTACAACGGCGTGGTGCGTTACAACCAGAGCGGCGGTTATAACGTGCCGTTTGGTCAGCACAAAACCGCGCCTTACTTCCCCGAAGCGGAGATCCGCCAGTTTGCTGAGAAGGCCAACGACACCAAAGCTATTTTCCTGTGCAGCTCGTTTCAAAATACCCTCAAAGTGATGGTTGGAACGGATGAAGCCATCTACTGCGATCCGCCGTACCTGCCAGCCAGCGAAACCGCCAATTTCACCCAATACCACACCGAGCCATTCACCGAGAAGCACCACCGCCAGTTAGCGGCGGAGCTGCTGGAAGTGAACCGCAAATATGGCGCGCCGGTTGTCATTTCCAACAGTGACACCGAAACCACCCGCGAGATTTACCACCGTTTCCGCCTGCATGAAATCGACGTGCAGCGCTCTGTTAGTACTGACGCCAGCAACCGCCAGAAGGCTAAAGAGGTGATCGGCGTTCTCAAGGTATGCGAAGGGTGCGGGCGCGCGGGCGGAGGCAACTGCCCGGACTGCGGGCAGTGCTGTGGTGATGCCACTTACAACGCGATGGTTGCAGCGGGCGCTTTTGATGAGCAAGGGGGTTTCTGATGGCGAGCTTAATTGAATTTTTAGAGGCGGTTGGTCTGGAAAATGTGACCGTTCAACCACTTCACCAGTGCATTACGGGCGTAGCGATGGAGAGAAAAGGCGGTGCCAAAGTCAGCTTTTTGACCAATGAAATAACCCCATCTGATGCATTCGGAGAGATGAAAAGAACGGCGTTCATCGTCTGGATGGACGCTAAGAAGTTTGATGCCGCACTTGAAAAAACGAAGGGCAAATGAGCATGAAACAGAATAAGAGCGCGGTTTTATCATCAATCCAAAATGTTGCTGTTTTCTTCAATTACGGCGGTGAAACAGTAGCGTTAAAAATGACAGCCGAACAAAAGAGAGTGATCGGCCTGTTTGCTATTTCAGCCGTTGAAGGTACTGCGGAACTGGTGCGGGTGCCTCATTTGTCATTACCAGCAGATCCAGAAATGGAGGCTCTGTAATGTCAAAAATCTATATCGCTGGCCCAATGAGCGGATTACCTGGTTTTAATCGCCCGGCGTTTCACCGTGCTGCCGCGCACATTGTACGGCGCGGAAACGTTGCTCTTAATCCGGCGATCCTGCCGGATGGGTTAGAGCAAGCGGAGTATATGGATATCTGCCTTGCCATGCTTCGCTGCGCTGATGGCGTCTTCATGTTGGACGGTTGGCAACAGTCTGCTGGGGCAAAGGCAGAGTACGCGCTTGCTGAAAAGTTGGGGTTGGATATTCAGCACCAGATGATTGATCGGTACATGGGCGCACGATGACCACCGCAGCAAGTGGGCGCGGCGCTCCAACGCCGCCCCCTCCGTATCCGGGTAGCGCACCAGACGCCACCCGGTACGCTTACGAATGGCAGAAGCCGAAAGCTGCCATTTGTGTTGATAAGACTCCCGTTGTTGATCTAGTCGAGCTGGGTCAAGAACAGGAGTTTTTGGCGTGGGTGAAAGTTACCCTTTCGCCGCTACCCCGCTTTATTCGTCTGCGTCTGGCTTCCCGCATTGACAGCATTCACACCATGAAGGGCAGACACATCGCCCGTCTGGCGCTGCGCGATATCATCCGCAGGGATCTGCCACCCATCAACATGGTTAATGAGCAATACGCTATTGCGATGACCGATGAGGCTAAATCTCAGGCTGATACAGCATTCAAAGGGGTAAACCCGCTTTACCACACGTTTAACACTCTTCACGGATTGGTTGAGCGCTTTAACCGCCTGCCGGACTTCACGCCGGAAGATGTTGAGCTGCTGGCGCAGGATATTGCTATCTATATGCGGTCTGTGCTGAGCGAAGTTCACGAAACGGTAGAGACGCAGAGTGATCGCAAATATGCCGAATACCTTTACACCGAAGCGGCTATCCTCGCGCGGCTTTTCTTCCTGACGCCTCCAAGCTGGGAAAAGTATTGCCGGGGCGCGCTGTTTATTGATGAAGCTACTACCGGCATCAGCAAGATGCTGGATGATCGCTATTGGCACCGTAACCTGAAAAAGTACGCTGCGCGCTGGCGCGAGCACCTGCACATTGCCTTTGGTGACGTGAAGCGGGGCGCTGCACCGTATTGCAGTAAGCACCATGTTGATGAGTGGGATGCCCGGCGTAAACGTAGCCGCGCGATCATGGCCCGTCTTGAACTGGAAGACCAGGACACCAAAGAGCGCATTTCACTTATTGAGCAGATCGATAAGAGTATTTCTAACCCGGCATTGCGCCGCGTTGAACTCATGACCCGCATTGGTGGTTTTGAGAAAGTAGCCACCGAAAGCGGCTATGCAGGCCAGTTTTTTACTCTGACAGCACCATCAAAATACCACGCCTATACCGTATTCGGTCATCGTAATGCCAAATGGAACGGTGCCAGCCCAAGAGCAACGCAGCGCTACCTTAACCGGGTATGGCAACAGATTCGTGCTGAGCTTGCCCGCCGTGAAATTCCGGTCTTTGGCCTGCGGGTGGCTGAGTCACACCACGATGGTACGCCGCACTGGCACGGCCTGTTGTTTTCCCTGCCGGAACATTCCACCGAGTTGCTGGAAGTTATGGAAGACTACGCAACCCGTGAGGATGCGGAAGAATTACAAGGTAAACACGGCAATCAACCGCGCTTTGATATGAAGCCGATCGATCAGGAAATCGGCAGCGCCACCGGCTATGTGGTGAAGTACATCAGTAAGAATATTGACGGCTACGCGCTCGACGGCGAAACGGACGACGAGAGCGGCAGGCCACTGAAAGAAACGTCAAAACATGCAACCGCCTGGGCATCGTGCTGGGGCATCCGTCAGTTTCAGTTTTTGGGCGGTGCGCCGGTATCTGTCTGGCGTGAGCTGCGCCGGTTCCGCAATCAGGAACAGGCCGACAAGATAAACCCGCTATTTGCTGAGCTGCACCGTGCTGCGGATGCTGGCGACTGGCAGCAATACACCCAATTGCAGGGCGGGGCACTGGTTGCCCGCCGTGATCTGCCGTTGCGCATCTGGTACCAGCAGAAAGACGAGCCGAATGATTACGGCGAGTATCTGGATCTTATCAAAGGTCTGGTGATGCCTGCCGTTCACATCCCACCAATTGAAACCCGCCTGCATACCTACCGCATTGTGCGTAAGAAACCGGAAGTTTTAGACGACTCCGGGCAGGCCGTTGACTTTGATTTTGACCTTCGGGGCGCGTCCGCGCCCTCTAGGACTCGTGTCAATAACTGTACTGAGGTCAAAAAACATACAAATTCAGGGGGTGACAATTCGCCACCAGTTGAGCCTGAACAGTATGAAATTGGTCAAATGACCCACGAGCAGAAAAAACGGCTCAATGAAAGCATCAGAAACTACAAACCGGAACGGCAAAAATCACCTGCTGATGAGTTTGAGGAGCTGGCGCGCAGCATTACCAGCGGCGACTGTTCCGAATATGACACCCAGCGGGCAGAAAGTTACCTCAAAGCCGCCCATGCGATCAGGCAGCAAGAGCAGGTTTTATCACCGGCAATTGCTGGTCTGGCTGGGCTGGTTCAGTCATGGGCGAAGGTTAAGAAGGTACAGATCAGTAAACCGCAGGCCATTCAACTGGCGCGCGGTAATGAAGTGACGGTACTCGATACCGTGTATCGCGCGCATCCGGTTACTGGTGAGTTGATTATCGCCGGTACCGATCAGCCATGGCGTAAAACCATCGCGAACCACAAAGCCAGTGAGCTGATCAGCCGCTGGAAGAAAGCACAATCGAAAGGAGAAGTATGATGAATTGCAAATTATCAAATCAGCAAATGACGCTGGATAGCGCAATCGCGCACGCTGACCAGCTCGCGTCTCAACTGTCAGGCCCATGCTCTGAACAGCACGCACAGCTTGCCGAGTGGCTGAGAGAGTTACAGGGACGTAGGAATATTGAAGAGTTTGCAGGTAGTAGGCATGAGTCAACTTTAGCGCTTGTATCTGTTTTGGATGAGATGGAAAAGCAAGATCGCCAGTGGGGTGCCGATCGCAATCAGCACCCATTTATTTGGGGGGCGATATTAGGTGAAGAGGTAGGGGAGCTTAACCAGGCTTTTCTGCATGATGAGTTTGGCGGAAGCCATGCGGGAACTGCGCGCGCGGAAGCTGTGCAAGTGGCTGCTGTTGCGCTTCAACTGATCGAATACTACGACAGGGTAAAAATCAGGAAATGACAATCGGTATGACTGGCGCAACTTGTTGCGCGGGGAATAGCGATTCTGCGGGCGCGGGCGGCAAAGAGTCCGCTAGCGCCACTAAGTGGCGCTCATTGGGTACCGCACTGTCAGGTTTGGCAATGTCGGCCATAAGCATCGAGCACCGTCATTTTTAGCAGTGCTGCAGGTTGAACGCGAGGATTTACGGATGAGTTATTTAGGGAGCAAAGGCGGTAGTGGCGTATATCAAAAAATCATTGCCGAGATGCCGCCACATGATACTTACATTGAAACCCACCCGGGCAGTGGGGCTGTGATGCTACGCAAGCCGCCAGCTATGCACAATGTTGGTATTGATATTGATGCGGAACCGTTAAAAGAGTTCGCACATAGGCATAACAGGCTTTACATAGATCTGGTGTGCCGTGATGCGGTGGACTATCTGAACGATTATGATTTTTATCGTGCCGGTCGCGTTCTTATCTATGCTGATCCGCCTTATATGCCTGAAACGCGCACCAGTCGCGCCCGCTACCGTCATGAATATACCGTTGCCGATCATGAGCGTCTGTTAGCCTGCCTAATAAGCCTGCCGGAAAACGTCAGCGTGATTCTGTCTGGCTACCCGTCGCAACTTTATGACGAAACGTTAGCGGGCTGGCGCAGCATGGAATTTCAGGCGATGACGCGCGGCGGGGTGAGAACAGAAAAAATCTGGATGAATTACGGCGAGGGGCGGGCATATTCCCACGCTTTTGCTGGCAAAGATTACAACGATCGGAGCCGCATTAAGCGGAAAGTTGAGCGCTGGCGCGCGAAATATGCGGCTTTACCGCCTGCTGAGAGGCTGGCAATTATGGCGGCGCTCAATGAGGTTGACGCCGGTTAAGCCCTCGCTTTCAGAAAGTGCGCGTTTTTGGTGCAAAATTACGCGCGCGTTTGCACAATTTTTTTGATGGTACTTTTGCCAGACAAGCCCAGACGCGGCGCGGCCTGCCGTGATCTGCAAGTTTGCACAAAAAGACGGGGGTTTTGTGTGCGGGCGAGGCGGGGGAACCATCGCGCGCTGAGGGGGTAAGGAGGGTATGCCTGTTAATGCCCTTTTTCGCGTCTGTGCGGCTCTGTTTTGATGTGGTTGCGTTGTGGTCAGGTGAGGGGATGGAAAAGAAAAGCCCCTGCCAGCGTGGCGTTGAGGGGCTTCTATGGCGTTTGGCTTTTGGGCGGGCTGTGCTCACCCTCTGGCAGGGTGAAGCGTCAATCTTTTTGAATGGTCAGGCGGCTGTTGATGGGGCTGCGAGGGCGTAAGGGTTGAAGCGGATCACCTCAATGCCCAGCCAGTCATTCAGCTCTTTCAGGCTTTCCTGTATCGGCGTCAGCTCGTTGATGGAGAAGACACGGGCGGCTTTCTCAACGTCGCCAAACCCCCCGGCGTTGCCTGGCATCACCCCCATCAGTTGAGGCGGGACGCGATGCGCGGCAAGCATATCATCCCGCGTTGCATCCTTGATGCCGGTAAACTCATCCTTTGCCGCTATCTGGCTGAATGGCAGGATTTGCAAGCCGTCTTTCTTTCCGCCTGCTGCGTATACGAACAGGTTTTTAAAAGCGCCACCGCCGCGCGCATCCTTCAATGACTTTTTCAGGCTCTCAACGTCTTTGTTGTTGGCGATCGGGTCGGTAAGGTAGACGATTACCCCGGCGTGACTGCCGTTGATGTAGTAGTTACGGCGGAACATAGTCGCTTCACTGTTGAGCATGGCGCTTTGTAACGAGGCCATGTATTCAGGTGCACCGTAGATCTCCTGGTGGATGCTGGGGTTTTTTATCTGGCAGATGCTGCCCGGCTTGAATGGGTAGTCCGCATCGCGGCGGGTGATAAACCAGTATTGATCCTTTTTCAGGTCGCTGCCGCGCCGGGTATATTTGGCCTGGGCATGTTTTAACGCAATAGGCTCACCCAGCATGTTACGGCGCACCTCCATGTAGTTGTTGCCGAATACCAGATAATCCAGCACCCAAGCGCTCATTTCCTGCCTGCTCAGCAGTGGGTGAGGGATGTAGCAGGATGTGATCACATTACGCTTAAAGACCAGCGGAGACTGATGATAGGCCGTTGAATCAAACATTCGGGCAATGCCGTAGGGGCTGATCGGTGGTTCAAAATATACGCCGTTATCAGCACACTCCATGCAATCCAGCAACATGCTGCGATCGGTGATAGCTACCGGGTCGCCAAAGCTGAATGACTCAATGCCTGCTGTTTGTTCGCTGGCAACCGGCTGCGGTCTGGCCTGAAACTTTTGCTTTTTGCGGCTCACGTTTAAAACTCCTCTACAAAACTGTCACTACCGCCGCCGCTTTCGCTGCCGATCGGCTCGTTATACAAAGCTGTCATTGATGCCCAGGCGAGATCGCCGTGATTGCTTCCGCGTTTGCGGTCGGAAACGTAGGTCATTACCCCGCCCTTCTGCACCTTGCGAACCGTCATAAATGACTGGACGAGATCCAGCATTCCCGCATCAACTTCCAGACGACCGGCACGGATCAACATAAGCGCTTTCAGCACCATGGCGCGCTTGAGCGGGGCGGAATACTGGTACTTCACCGCCAGCGGGAAGAACTTGATCACCAGTTGCCAGACTGCATCACCAATACCGGTGGCATCAATGGCGATGTGCTGGACGTTGTAACGCTCCATCAGCCCCTGAATGGCCTCTGCCTGCTCCTCAAACTCCATCCCACGAAGCTGGATGCGTTCAATGATGCGGAACTTGCCACCCGGTACCGCTGGCGGAACGATGACGACAAGCCCGGCAGAGTCACCGTTACCGCTTCCCCCGTTAGGGTCATAGCCAACCCAGACACCGCGATCGCCTATCGGTCTGGGGGCGAATGGGTTCCAGTCGGGCCATACATCATCGTTGAAGCCGTCAACGCAGCAGCCGATCATGGCGTTGTAGTTAAAGGCGCGCTCTCCCGCAGTCACGAAGCGGCAACGATAGAGGTTGTCGTATTCCTCCGGGGAGTTTTCCATCTTGATGGTTTCAATTTTCACCAGGTTGAAGCCGAGTTTTACCGCATCTTCAATGGTGACAATCTGCCGCCAGATCCCATCACCGCCCAACTTGCCGTTTTTCAGCACTTTATGGCTGACGTCTATTTCTACCCGTTCACCTCTGGGCCTTGCCTTGTTGAACAGGTCGCCAGTCCAGAAGGCGTAAGCCTCATGTTCCTCTGTGGATGGCGTGGAAAAGTAGGTACGGCGCAGCCCTTCATGGGTTGCCATACCTGCGGCGACTTTGCGCAGCTCAAGGAAATTGTTGATCCAGAATGCTTCATCCAGATACAGATCCCCGGTGTAGCTCTGCGCTGTTGCTGCTGAGGTGCCGAGAAAGTAGAACGTTGCGCCATTGCTCAGGGTGATGGCGTCGCCGCCTTTCAGCTCAACGCCAACCTGTGCAGCCAGTAGCTGGATGAACTTCTTGAACTGGAACGCCTGGGCACGGCTGGCTGATAAAAAGATTTGGTTGTTGCCGGTTTCCAGCGCCCGTAACAGCGCTTCGCGGGCAAAGTACCAGGTGGCACCAATCTGGCGCGATTTGAGGATAAAGCGGTTGCGGCGTTCGCGCTGCTTGTACCACCGTTTTTGATGCTCGTAGAGCGAATCAAGCACCAGCGCGCGCAGATCCCCGATCTGCTCTTCCGTAAAGTGATTTTTCGGCTTCTTCTCGCGCCCCTTCTCTTCGCTGCGGTGTTCTTCGCGCTCCATCCGCACCAGTTGACGGGTTAACAGGTCAATGGTTTTGAAGTCATGCGCTGTCAGGTCTGGCTTTTCCGTCAGGCGTAACAGCCGCACCTGCATCCGATCCTGTACGCGCTCCAGCGCGGTGGACTCGTCCCACTTATCGCGGCGACGCCATGAATACAGGGTGTTGGTGCTCACGCCGATCGATTTTGCGATCTGCGTGATGCTGTATGCCTGCCAGTACATGACCTTAGCGGCAATCCGTGGCTCATCGTGGGAAGTCTGTTTCATGCTGGCAGAGTACCGCGCCCGCGCGCGCGTCGCTTTGGGTTGTCATTGTCGGAAAACGGCAACAACGGCAACGCTTTGCGCGTTTCGGCTGCGGCGGGAATGATAGGGGCACTGGTTAATATCACTCACTCATTCGGGATTTCGACATGCCAAAGTCAAAACCATTTCGCGTTGCTGTCGAGGGTGCCACCTGCGACGGTCGGACGCTGGAGCGTCAGCACATTGTGCAGATGGCTCAACGCTTTAACCCAACCGTATACGGTGCCCGCGTCAATCTGGAGCACCTCCGGGGCTACTCACCAAACAGTGATTTCCGTGCTTATGGCGATGTTATTGCCGTCAAGGCAGAGGAGATCACCGAGGAGCCGCTGAAAGGCAAAATGGGCCTGTATGTGCAGGTTGATGCCACTGATGATCTGGTTGCCCTGAAAAAGAACCGCCAGAAGATTTATCACAGCATTGAAGTGCATCCCTCTTTTGCAGATACCGGCGAAGCCTATTTGATGGGGCTGGCCTGTACCGATAGCCCCGCCAGTCTGGGCACGGAAATGATGGAGTTTTGTTCCAAAAACACCGTTAACCCGCTGGCATCCCGTAAGCATGATCCGGCTTGTTTCTTCACCGCCGCCGTTGAATCCACGATGGAATTTGAAGATGAGCAGCCGCCGCAGGATGAAGGCAAAAACTTCTTTGCCCGTGTTAAGGCGCTGTTGGGCGGTACGCAACAGCAGTTTAGCCAGCAGAACGGTGAAAACCGTGAAGCTATCGAGGCGATTGCCGAGAGCCAGGGCAAGCTGCTGGACACCACAACCCAGCTTTCTGCTGCGGTGAAAGGTAAGGCTGATGCCACCGAGCTGGAAAGCCTGCGTAAGGACTTCAAAGCGCTGGAAGAGAAACTGAAAGGCCAGGACGCCGATCAGTACAGCCAGCGCCCGCCTGCCACTGGCGGCGATGGTCAATCAACTCAACATCTGGCTGATTGCTGATAAGGCTCAGTGCGTCAGGCTCAGGAAAGGAAAATAAGATGCGTAATACAACCCGCGATTTGTTTGATAAGTACATTCAGCGACAGGCTGAACTGAACCATATCAGTGCTGCTCACATCACCAAGGCGTACAGCATTGATCCGAGCGTTGAGCAGAAGCTTGAGGATAAGATCCAGCAGTCGTCTGAGATGCTGAAAAAAATTAACATTTACGGCGTTAACGATCAGACCGGTGAAAAAATCGGGCTGGGTGTTAGTGGCCCGGTATCCAGTACCAACAATTCCACCACGGATCGCCGTCAGCCTACCTCTGTGGCGGCGCTGGATTCGAATAAGTACACCTGTAACAAGGTGAACGCCGATACCTTTACGCCGTACACGCAGCTTGATGCCTGGGCAAAATTCCCGGACTTTCAGCAGCGCCTCAGCAATCAGATCATCAAGCGTATTGCGCTCGATCGCATCATGATCGGCTTCAACGGTACCAGCTACGCGGAGAAGTCAGACCGCGCCGCCAACCCACTGTTACAGGATTGCGGTATCGGCTGGCTCCAGCAGTACCGTGCTAACGCAGCTCAGCGCGTGATGAAAGATGTCACCGTGACCAGCCGTGACGACACCAACCAGGTGATCGCGAAAGGTGATTACGGTAACTACGACTCCATCGTATTTGATGCGGTCAACTCTCTTATGGATGAGTGGTACAAGGATTCGCCTGATCTGGTGGTTATTACCGGGCGTAACCTGACGGTTAACCGTTCATTCCCGATCATCAACGCCGTCAGCACCAATAACCCGAACTCCGAAGCGCTTGCCGGGCAGTTGATTGCGTCGCGTAAAACGATCGGCAACCTGCCGTCATTCATCGCGCCATTCTTCCCTGATGGCAGCATGTTCATTACCTCCTGGGAAAACCTGTCCATCTACTGGCAGGAAGGCGGGCACCGTCGCCGCATCGTTGAGGAGCCGGAATATAACCGCGTCTCAACGTACAGCTCTTCGAATGATGCCTACGTCATTGAAGACTACGGCTATGGCTGTCTGATCGAGGGCATCACCGCCGCCGAGCCAGACCCGGCACCATAAGACGCCGCAGGCCAGCAGTGCGCTGGCCTGCTCAGGGGGCATAAATGTTAACACCAGCACAAAAACATTTTGATCGGGTGATGGCTGAGCGCCGCAGTAATCGCGGGACAACCACCGCCGAAAGAACTGCATACGAGCAGATACTTTTTCGTCTGCGCATGGATAAAGCCGACCTCAGCCGCATCCAGTCGAATGCAGGTAAGGCGAAGCTGAAAAGCGAGCGCCTGCCGGATTACCAGCCGTGGATTGATGGCGTACTGGCAGCGGATACGGGCCAGGCGGATGAAGTGATAACCACCGTAATGATCTGGGCAGCGGATGCCGGTGATATTGCGCAGGCGCTGCGGATTGGTCAGTACGTGCTGCGCCATAAAATCCCGATGCCTGACCAGTACAAGCGCACTACCGCCACGGTACTGGTTGAAGAGATTTGCGATCCCATCCTTGCCGCGTTCAAAGCGAACCCGGCAAAGGCGAGCGTAAGCATTGACAACCTCAACGCGCTGAACGGCATCACCACCCATGAAGATATGCCCGATCAGGTAAGGGCCAAGCTGTTTAAGGTCATGGGGTACACCGTGCGCCTTAATCAGGATGTTGAATCCCAGCAACTTGCCCGCTCGCATTTGCAGGAAGCTATCAGGCTCAACGCAAAAATTGGCGTGGCGCGTGATATCGAACTGCTTGATCGCAATATCAAAAAGCTGACCGCCACCAACGGCGGAGAAGGTGAGGGCGATGCGCCACCGGTACAGCCGGAAGCGAAGCCAGAGGCCGCGAAAGCAGCGCCGGAGACAGCGCCGCGCACCACCGCAGCTAAAAAGCCGAAAAACAGCCAGGCAAAGCCAGCAGCAAAGAACAAGACGGCGCGTAAAAACGTGAAGTCATAACGAATGTGCCCCCGCGCACCAGGCGGCACGGTGTGACGTAATAAGGCCAAGCCTCTACTGCGTTACACCGTCCACCGCCTGCCTTATGGAGAGTCCTGTATGAGTCTGGTCGCCACTGAGCCGGTAAGACCGCCATCAGATCCAGCGCCTGACGATGGCGGCGCAAAAGTTGAGAGCCTGCCTTTCTGGCCTGTAATCGTGCTGGCTGATCTGCGCCGTGCGATGCGCTTAGACGGACAGGTAACAACCGATCGCCTTATGTCCCGCACGATTGAAGCGATGAGCCATGTAAATAATCAGCTTCGCCTATGGCGTCAGGTTCAGGTTGATGCCGGTTATCAGGCTCTTGCGGAGATCCCTGCCGATCCGGTGAACGGCGAATCGGTGAAAGTCTGGAGCTATAAAAATGCTGTCTGGTCGCTGACCAAAGCCCTGCTGATTGAGGGGTATCGCGATATTGATACCACCAGTAAGGGGGAAGACCATGCGCAGGCATTGAGCACCCAGATAGATACGCTCTGGCGTGATGCTCGCTGGTCGATTCGCGATATCCAGAATGAAGATCGCGGCATTGCGGAGCTGTGCTGATGAACGTGCAGGCGCAGCAGGATGACACCGTTGATGAACTCTGCTGGCGGTATTACGGCAGAACGGCGGGAGTGACCGAAGCCGTGCATGAAGCCAATCCGGGACTCTGCGACAGCGGCCCGCTGCTGAGTGCCGGGCAGGTTGTTTATCTTCCCGAATTACCACCACCCACCCAGCGGGAAACCGTGCAGCTATGGGATTGAGAGGTTGCCATGAGCGACGTACCTACGGGGATGCTGGAACAAACAATGAAATGGATTGCTACTTATCTGCCAACGCTTTACGCGGCTGGCGCTGCGCTGAGCATATCGGCGCTTATGAGTCTGTATGACGGTCAGTCAATGTTGAAAACCGCCACCGGTTCACTGGTCTGCGGGATCGTTACGCTGGCGGTTGCCGGTTCGCTGGAGTATCTGGGGTTGCCGTCGAATGCCGTTACCTTCGTGGGCGCATCCATTGGTTTTATGGGGGCTGACAAGGTACGCAACAAAGTGACCGGCTTTATTGAAACCCGTATCGGGGGAGCGAAAGGAAATGAGTGAATTTAAATTCAGTCAGAGAAGTGAAAATAACCTGAAAGGTGTTAACGCTGACCTTGTGAAAGTCGTCCGCCGCGCCCTTCAACTTTCCGCCATTGATTTTGGTATCACCGAAGGGCTGCGCACGGTAGAGCGGCAAAAGCAGCTTGTTGCTGAGGGGAAAAGCCAGACGATGAACAGCAGGCATATTTCAGGCCATGCGGTTGATGTGTTTGCTTATCCCACTCCGGCAGGCTCATGGGACTGGAAATATTATCAGCAGATTTCCGAAGCCTTCAAACAGGCGGGTAAGGAGCTGAGTATTCCCGTTGAGTGGGGCGGCGACTGGAAAACCCTGAAAGACGGCCCGCACTTCCAGCTTCCTTATGCGGCTTATCCTGCATGATTCTGAACTGGCTCAGGCGACACTGGCGCGGCCTTTTGGTTGCGCTAATTCTGGGTGGTGCCTTCCTTTCTGGTTCGTGGTTTGGTGCCAGTCAGGCTAATACGGGCTGGGCACTGAGATGGAAACAGCGGGATGCCGACGACGCTACCGCGCTGGCAAAGCGGCAGGCAGAAGCCAGAGCCGAAGAGCAGCGCCGACAAGGTGAAATAGATGCGATTGAGAAAAGGGCAGAGGGGCAGATTGCTCAGGCCGCTGCTGATGCTGACCATGCCCGCGCTGTTTCTGACGGGCTGCATGATGAAGCCGCAAAACTCGCCGCCAGACTGGCAGCAAGTGAGCGCGCCCGCCGTGCCGTTACTGCCAGCGGAGGCTCGACAGGCACCACCGGCAGCGAGCTGCTTGCCGAGCTGTTCCGCCGCGCTGACCAGCGAGCGGGAGAACTGGCGGCAATTGCTGATCAGGCAAGGATCCGAGGGTTAGCCTGTGAGGCTGCTTATGATGCAAACATCAGGGGGAGATGATGGATTTTTATCTGAAAGTAAAACTGGCGAATGTTGAAGAGATGGAAGCTATACGAAAGGCGCTATTGCAGCAGCATATGGATGCGCCGCTGAGTGCTGAGTTATTGCAGCAAGTAGCAGAAGAGGCACGGCAGCGTATTAACCAGCTTACTATTGTTGAGTTGGTGCCTTACCATGCTTAAGCCCGATCTTCTGCGCAAACACATCAGCCAGGCGGTGCCGTGGTTGCGTGACAACCCTGACAATCTGGCGGTGTACGTCCAGAAGGGGCGCATGGTGAGCACCGGGCAGCGCTCTGCCTCGTTTGAATACGAGTACACCATTGAGGTGCTGGCGATGGATTACCCTGAGCCACTGGATACCCTCAGCCTGCCAATTCTGGCATGGGCGCGCCTGTATCAGCCTGAGCTGCTATTTAACCCTGACCGTGCCCGCGATGGCATCACTTTTGAAGCGGATATCCTGAGCAATTCCACCATGGATGTGCTCATCAAAATCCAGGCCAGTGAGGCGGTTGTTGTCAAAGTTGAAGAGGGTAAGCCGGTTATTCATCACCGTGCTGATCCTATGCCGGGGCCGGAGCTGGGTGCCTGGTCACTGGTCTTTGAAGATACGGTAAGCGGCGAGACGTGGACGGACTAAATGAACGCTGATCCGCTGTTCCATGCCCTTGATGATTATCTGGCAACCGTGGCGGCGCAACTCGCACCGGGCCAGCGCCGTAAGCTCACGCGCGAGGTGGCTATTGGTCTGCGCAAGCGCCAGCAACAGCGCATCAATAGCCAGAAAAACCCCAGCGGAGAGAGCTACACGCCGCGCCGCCGTAAGATTTTGCGCACTCAGGGCGGGGTTAAATTCCTGTGGAAAGATGAAGTGCGCGAGCTGAGCAACTGGCGCACTACCGGACGCGGCGAACAGCGCGCCATCACCGGCTACGATGTTGAGAAAGGGGCGTTGCGCACGTTCTATAAGCGCGATATTGAGCGCTATATTGAGATCCATCTGAACCAGTCCAAGCGCACCACAACCCGTAAAGAAAAGATGTTCCGCCGCCTGCGCACCGCTCGCTTTCTCAAAGCATACGGTACCGCCAGCGCCGCCGTGGTGGGTTACTCCGGGCATACCGCAGAGATCGCCAGCGTTCACCAGTATGGTGAGGTTGATACCGTGGCACCCGGTGCCCGTACCCGTTACCCGGCGCGTGAACTGCTGGGCTTTACGGAAAGCGATCTTGACTGGCTGGCAGATACTATCGTCAGTTTTCTGCAACCCTGACTCCTTCCTGCAGCACTGTTAAAAGTGACGGTGCTCGATGTTTTTTCCCGCCACTGTTATAGCTGGCAGTGTCTGCCGGTACCGCTATCCATTGTTACCAACCCCTGACAACGCCAGCGCGTTGCTTGCGCGCGCGTGGATCATGAAACTGGCTGTAAATTTAATAACGCAAGCCAGCTTATGAACCTAAATGAACTCTATCGCCTGATCTGTAACCTTGTCCGTATTGGTACGGTGACGGATGTTGATCTTGCTGCTGAGCCGCCAGTTGCGCGAGTCTCAACGGGAGAGAATACAACGGACTGGATTCGCTGGGCGGCATTGCGCGCTGGAACGGCTGTTACATGGTGGGCACCATCACCGGGCGAGCAGGTGTTACTTTTTGCCCCATGCGGCGATTTGGAAAATGCCGTCATCATGGGCAGCTTGTACAGCGATAGTGTGAAGCCACCGGATAACGGTGAAACATCAAATGTTACTTTGCACCCTGACGGGGCGAAGGTTTTGTATGACCCGGCAACCGGCGCGCTCGCTGCTACTGGTATTAAGAGCGCAACCGTAGAGGCTTCTGACTCTATCGCCGCGACTGCCCCTAAGATGACCTGTACCGCAACAACCTCCATCACCCTTGATACGCCGGAAGTGATCTGCACTAAAAAGCTCTCGTGCTCCACATTCGAGATGAAACAGGGTGGCAAGATGACCGGCAATGTTGAGCATAGCGGCGGCAGCATTACATCAAATGGCGTTGTGGTGCATACCCACGAACATGGCGGCGTAGAACGTGGCGGAAGCCAGACGGACGGCCCGCAATGACCAGCGCAAGATATAGCGGGATGAACGCTGAAACCGGCGAAGCGCTCACCGATAACGAGCACATTTCTCAATCCATCAATGACATTTTGCTAACGCCGGTTGGCTCTCGCGTTATGCGCCGCGCCTACGGCTCGCAGCTCACTAACCTGATTGATCAGCCTGGTAACGCTGTAACGCGCCTTCGCATTATGTCCGCGATATACAGCGCGCTTTTCCTCTGGGAGCCGCGTATCTCGCTGACCAATATTGTGCTGACGGAAACCGGAGCGGGGCAGATGGTTGCCACCATCAAAGCCAGTCGTACCGATACCCAATCACCCTTTACCACGGACGTAACGATCGGCAGGCAGGTGCGGGCATGAGCGGAACAATTGACCTTTCACAATTACCGCCTCCGGTAGTGGTGGAGCCGCTGGACTTTGAAACGCTGTTCAATGAACGTAAAGAGGCGTTTATCGCCCTTTACCCGGAAGATGAGCAGGACGTTATCAGGCGCACTCTCTCGCTGGAATCTGAGCCGATCACCATGCTGCTGGAAGAAAACTGTTATCGCGAATTGTTGCTACGCCAGCGCGTGAACGAAGCGGCGCGCGCGGTAATGGTGGCGTACTCCGTGGGCAGTGATCTGGATCAGCTGGCGGCAAACTTTAACGTGGAGCGCCTGACCATCACACCGGAAGATGACAGCGTTGTACCGCCTGTTCCTGCGGTGATGGAGTCGGATGCCGATCTGCGCGTCCGTACTCCGCAGGCGTTTGAGGGGTTGAGCGTCGCCGGGCCTACGGCGGCATATGAATTTTTCGGCCTGTCTGCTGATGGGCGCGTTGCTGATGTGTCTGCCGTAAGCCCAACACCTGCCTGCGTCACCATCTCTGTGCTTTCCCGCGAGGGTGACGGCACAGCCAGCCAGGAGTTGATAGATATTGTTGCCAGCGCGCTGAATGGTGAAGAGGTGCGCCCGGTTGCCGATCGCGTGACCGTGCAGGCGGCGGAGATCGTGCCATATGAGATTGATGCCACGCTGTATATCTATCCGGGGCCGGAGTCGGAACCCATCCGCCAGGCATCCGAGCAGAAGTTACAGGCGTACATAGCCGATCAGCGTCGTCTGGGGCGCGATATCCGGCTGTCTGCCATTTATGCCGCGCTGCACGTTGAAGGAGTTCAGCGGGTGGAGTTGGCGCAGCCGGTGGCGGATATGGTGCTTGATGATACTCAGGCGTCAAACTGCACCGGATACACCATAACTGTTGGGGGGTACGATGAGTAAAACCCTTGCGCCTCCCAGCTCGACGCGCCTTGAACGTGTTGCCGCCCGCGTCTGCGCTTCTCTGGGGGAAGTGCGGGTACCGCTGCGCCAGCTCTGGGATCCGTACACCTGCCCGGTTGACCTGTTGCCCTATCTGGCGTGGGCCTTCTCCGTTGATCGGTGGGATGAGAACTGGCCCCAGACAACGAAGCGCAAGGCCATAGCTGATGCGTATTACCTGCACCGCTACAAAGGCACTACCGGGGCAATGCGCCGCGTTGTGGAGCCGTTCGGCTACTTCATCAGGGTTAACGAGTGGTGGAACATCAACACCGACCCCGGCACGTTTACGCTGGATATTGGCGTTGAAGATGAAGGCATCAGCGAAGAAACCTATCAGGAGCTTGAGCGGCTGATTGCTGATGTTAAGCCGTGTAGCCGTCACATGCTGGGCATGAGCCTGCACTTACAGACTGCTGGCCCCGTATATGTTGGCGCGTCTGCCTATCTGGGCGACACGCTGACCGTGTACCCCTATTTCCCCGAAACCATTTCAGTTGGCGGTGCGGAGTATGTGGGTAGTGCAATTCATTTGATCGATACCGTGGAGATCTCACCAAGTGGCAACTAAATATTATGCCCTGCTAACCAATGTCGGGGCCGCGAAGCTGGCGAACGCCACGGCATTGGGTCAACAGGTTGAAATTACTCAGATGGCGGTAGGGGATGGCAACGGCGCACTGCCGACGCCAAACCCTGCGCAAACCGCGCTTGTGCACGAGCTGCGACGCGCGCCGCTCAATACGCTGACCATTGACCCGGTAAACACCAACCAAATTATTGCTGAGCAGGTGATCCCGGAGGACGTGGGCGGATGGTGGATCCGTGAGATTGGTTTGTATGACAGTGCTGGTGATTTGATTGCTATTGCCAACTGTGCGGAAACTTATAAGCCGTTATTGCAGGAAGGTAGCGGGCGGGTGCAGGTGATTCGCGTCATTCTGATCGTCAGTAGCACCCAGGCGGTAACGCTTAAGATTGATCCATCTGTGGTGCTGGCAACCCGCCAGTATGTTGATGACCAGATAATCCAGGTTAAAGCCTACGTTGATCAGCAACTGGCGGCACATATTGCAGCCAGTGACCCGCATCAGCAATATCTGCTTGAGGCGGATATTGATAAATATATCCCCGCTGGTTTCCCTCTCCCATGGCCTGCGGCGACTCCGCCAACCGGGTGGCTCAAGTGCAACGGCGCAGCATTCGATAAAGTAAAATATCCGAAACTGGCGGTGATATACCCTTCTGGCAGTTTGCCGGATCTTCGTGGTGAGTTTCTGCGCGGCTGGGATGACGGGCGCGGGGTTGATGGTAGCCGAAGTCTTCTTACCATGCAGGCGGGTACATATGTGGCTTTCGATCCAGCATCTACAGATGATGCGCCAGTTTTTACCCCGGCAGTTACTTCGCCGAGTGTCATGAATGGGGATGTGGTTTCACTCTCTGTTGCTGGTATGACATACCAGTACGCTGCTGTTACAGGGATGGTTAAAAACACCCCGTATCCATCATCAGCTTTGGTGGCTGCGCGCCCCCGGAATATCGCATTTAACTACATAGTGAGGGCTGCATAATGGCGCAGGCAGTTTTAAACAAAGAAAATATTGCTACAAAGGCAGGTGATATCACTGTTTTTAATTACGATAGTGTGACACGTGAACATCTGTTTTCAACGGTGGAGTATCTGGCTGTTGGCGTGGGTATTCCTGCTGCTTCATGTACTGATGAGCCGGGCGAAGAGAAGGCAGGCTACGCAATTTGCAGGACGGCAGAATTATCAGGATGGGAATACATTATTGATCATCGCGGTGAGGATGTTTTTAGTACGGAAACAGGGGAGCCTGTAGCCATCACATCGCTGGGCGATTACCCGGAAAATACCACCACGCTGGCACCTGCCACGCCATACGATACGTGGAACGGTAGCGAATGGGTGACGGATACGGAAGCGCAGCGCACGGCAGACGTGGAAGCAGCAGAACAGCAGAAAGCGGCGCTACTGGCGGAGGCTCAGGCAACAATCAGCTTTTGGCAAACTGAGTTACAGCTAGGCATTATCAGCGATGAAGATAAAGCCAGCCTGATAGCCTGGATGAACTACATCAAAGCAGTGCAGGCGGTAGACACGTCAGGCGCGCCAGATATTAACTGGCCTGAGAAGCCGGAAGCGTAAACGGATATCGAGCACCGCCATAAATGACCGTGCTGCAGCACGATTAAAAATGACGGTGCCCGATGATTTCGGTACCACACTGCCAACAATGAACGTGTTGGCCATAAAAAATAAAGTTAGAAATTTACCCCAGCTTTCACCATAGACAGCACATCATCATTGGTGATCTCTGCCAGCTTCTCCCTGATATCCTCACTGACCCTTTTCAGGCTGAGCGTAAACTCAATTTTCCGCGCTTTACCGTCCTGAAAGAACTCCGTGCGATTCTGGGTTAACCCTTCGATCACGTACATGCCGTAAATTGCGCCAGTGCCTTCAATCAGGGGCCACGCTCTGCCGGTGAACGCCATTGTTTTTAGCGTAGTGAGTGACACATCACCCCCGCTGATTTCCGGGTACAACGTGCCGGAGAGCGTGAACGGCTCTTCATCCGGGCCTATGTACTGATAGCGCGGGGATTTCCCCACGCGATCGTTTTTGACGTGTCGCCATGTATTCGACTGGTTCGACGTCTGGTAGGGCGTCGTTTGCAGTGCAAACGGAAACATGCCCAATATCATCATCATGACTTTGCCCCTTATTCGTGGTCGGTCAGTTGCGAGCGTTTGCGCCGTGCGGCCTGCTGCTGGGCAACGGTGAACTCTTCGCGGATACGCTGGACAAGTTTTTGCTCATCCATCTGGCCCGCGTCGTTGATATTAATTTCAAAGTTAAACACGTCGCCGCCAGGCATTAGCGCCGCGACGGAAGCCGCAGACGGAACCGCCGACACTGGTGAACGGGTGGCAGGTTGCTGAACGCTGTACGGCAGCACTGAGGAAACCAGCGCCCCAGCCTGCTGCTGCATCCATGCGGTGAGTGATGGCACCTGCCGCTGAACCTGCTGCACCGGTTCGGCATACCCGCCACGGATAGGAATGTACGGCTGTTTATTTTTGAATACGATTTCACCGGGGCCGTCTTTCTTCTCTGCCGTGTTGCTGGCAATTTTATCCAGGCTACCGCTGATCTTCGGTGCGAGGTTCGCCGGGCCTTTCAGGTTATTGGCAAGCGCCTGTTGCTGCTGGCTCTGTTCCGTTTTCCGCTTTTGCTCCTTCTTCTCCTCCTCCTTCTTCGATTGCGCGGTGACGGCTTTCAGATCCCCGGCAAGCGTATCCGCCAGCCCGGTAAGTTTCTTCTGCGTGTTCACCTGCTCAACGGCTTTTTTGGCCCGCTCTGCCTGATCGGGGATCAAGCCCAGCTTTTCCAGCACCAGATCCAGACCTTTCCAGAGTTGTTCAACGGGCCATAGCACCAGTGAGATGGCATCACCCACAATCTTGCCGAAGGATTCCCCGGCACTGGTGCAGGATTTCAGCGCCTCAGTAGAGAACTGGATCGGCTCAAACAGCTTTGTAAACCAGTCCCATACCGTACTGAGCGCGGAGATGATGGCGTCAAATATCGGTACCAGCGGCGAGAATACGGCGGAAACGATAGAAAAGATCGGCTGTAGCCCCTGCATTAGGCCGGTAAAGAACCCGCTGAAAAACGCCTTGATAGGTTGCCAGAACTGGATGATCGCAATAGCGACGCCAGCAAACAGAGCAATCAGACCCCAGACCGGGGCAGAGATACCCGCCAGCAGCGTGATCAGGGGGCCAAAGACTGCCCGACCGGCAATAAGCAGCGCCTGCATAGGCGAACCTGCCAGCCACTGAAACGCGCCGCCCAGCCGGGTGATGCTGGTCAGCAGCTTAGCGATCCCGCCTTCACCTGCCAGCGTGGTAAAGCTCAGGCGCACAAGCGCCATCGGGCCGAGTATTGCGCCCAGCGCCAGCATAAGCGAACCCAGCACCGTGAGAATGGCACCAATCGCGGCGACGGTCTTCATGATGGCGGCAACCAGTGCCGGGTTGGCTTCAATCCAGCCCCGGATTGATTGCAGGACGCCGCCGACTGATTTCATAATCGCCATCATTGGCCCGCGCATAGTTTCGCCCAGCGCGCTGAAATTGTTGCCAAACTCAGCTTTGGTTATCTGCCACTGTGATGAAAGGGAATCTTTATCAATATCGGATTCCCGCTTCATGGAGCCTTTCGACGCGGTGCCGTGGGTTAATTCGAGCTGCCTGCGCAGCTCCGGCAGGTTGTTAGCGACTTTGGAAACCGCCATTGCGTACTCATCGCCAAAGAGCTGAGTAAGCACGTTCATTTGCTTATCTGGTTCCAGCTTTTTGGTGGCCTCCATTACCGCCATAATGGTGCCCATGGCGTCTTTTGCCATGTTCTTTTGCACTCTTTCAGCGCTCAACCCCAGCGCGTCCAGACCTTCCATAAACCGATCCGGCTGCACCATTGCGTTGCCCAGCTCGCGCACCATCGCTTTAACAGCGGTGCCCGCTGTTTCGGATTGTTCACCAAGGCTCAGGAACGTGGAGCCAAGTGCCGCCGCATTCTGATAGCCGAGCTGATCGGCAGCACCACCCACGCGCTGCAACACGTCGATAATGTCAGAGCCTTTTGATTTGGCGTTATCGTCCAGATAGTTGATGACGTCGCCCAGCTTGCCAATATCCTGAATGGGGATCTTATACAGACCGGCGATTTTACCCAGGCTTTCCGACAGCTGATCGGCAGGTAGCTCAAACGCCTTTGAGGCCATGGCGGCAGTGTTGGCAAAATCCAGCAGATCCTTTTTCTGTTTCTGCCACGGGTCATCACTGTTAGCCACGCCCATACGTGCGCCGCCCTCTACCAGCGCGGCATAATCAACGGCCCCATTGGGCATGGGCAGGTTTTCGGCGGCGTCTTTGATGGCGTTTTGCATCTCCGCAAACTGAGCGGTGCGGTTGCCGTCATCATCGCGCAGACCATTCACCTGTTTGGATACGCCCTTCATGGCATCTTCCAGGCTGCTGTAACTCTTGATGGCGGCTGCTACGGGGGCAAGTACCGCCGCGCCGGTCGCTGCGGTCTTCATGCCTGAACTTTGCAGCTTCTCACCGGTTTCTTTGGCGCGGGCATAGCGGGCCTGCGCCTGAGTGACGGACTCAAGCCGCCGCTGCTGCTCAGTAAGCTGGCGGTTGTACTGCGCGGTGCGCTGGCTGATTTGTTCCGTTGCCCGGCTGGTACTGCTGATCGCAATCCCTTCGCTGTAGAAGCTGGCGCGCAACTGGTTGAGCTGGGCCTGTTCCGCTTTCTGCTGGGCTGTGAGGTTGCGGATAGCTGCCCGCTGCTGGTTGAGGACGGTAACTTGTTCAGCACTGCGCTGTTTAAGTGGGCCGAAAGCCGCCGCCATTTCACGCGCCTGCGTCTTTGCCTGAGCCAGTTGATCGGTGGTTTTTTTGTTGGCGTTGGTCAGCCGGTCAAAGCTGGTAGCCTGACGCTCAAGCCCTTTGATGCTGCTCTGCGTCTGCTTAATCTGAGAGGCCAGCGCGGCGGCACTCTGGCGCGCCGCGTTGACAGGTTGAGACATATTATTCAGGGCGCTGAATGCCACCTGAATATTTAATTTGCGGTCTGCCATTTTATTGATCTCCGCCACTGCGCGCAGCGGCTTGATCACGCCATAACAGAAGTTCCTCTACCGTCATGGCGTCCATCTCCGCTGGTCGCCAGTGGAAAATGACGGCGATATCCGCCATTAAGTTTTCTATGCGTTCGCAGGGGCATCGGATGACGCGCTGCCCGTATCCGTCCCGCTCTGATCCGAAGGTGGTTGCAAAAAATCAACCACCGCATTGGCGAGCTGGCAGAAGTCCCACGTATCCATGCGGGCGATTTCGTCAGCGGTCAGCGCCGGGGCGGTAACGCGGGGCAGCAGAACAACCAGCGCATCATAATTCGACGTCAGAACGTCATAGACTTTTAAGCCACGCAGCGATCCGGCCTGCTTTAAGACTGGCGTGATCGTGATTTCGTTGATTGCCGTCTTGCCGCGAACGATAGGCGCATTGAGCGTGACAACTTCTTTACCGGTTACTTTGGTCATGGTGCGTTAATTCCTTATAGGCCAATGTTGGCGCGGTGTTTTTCCATCATGTCAACGCCGCCAACTTTGTAGATCATATTGAGCACATCAACTTCAATGATTTCTTCGCTGTTGATGGTCAGCTTGTAATAGGTATTTTTCAGGGTGTACTTATGGGAAGTATCATCCCCGGTTTTGGACGTGCCCGGATCCATCTCCGTAAAGCGCCCACGCGTCTGGATTTCAACGGGTACCGCTTCGCCGGTTGAATCATCCTGGTACGACCCCGCATAACGTGTTTGCATACCATCGGCGGTGGCGATGCCCCATTTTTTCAGAAGCCCCGCATCCATGCCGCCAAGGGTGATATCCATATCCAGCGCCCCGGCATCAAAGCCGAGATCGACCGCGACAGAACCAGGCATACCACCGGCCTGATAATCCTCTGTTTTGCGGGTTAACTTCGCCGGGGTGATTTCCGGCACCATGCCGAAATAGTTATCCCCGTCAAAGAACATGTTGAAGTATTTAAGTTTTTTAGGCAGAGCCATACGCGCCCCCGGTTAGTTATTCACTGCGCTGGAAAACGTAGCGAAGTATTCATCAGTGAACTCCTGCACCAGGCTGAGATTTTCCAGCGGTGGAACAGGCGTGTAGTTGTATTTGATGGTGAGCTGCCCGTTGCGCAGCGTTTCGCTGGTATTTGGTTCAGGGTCATACCAGCAGCGCGCACCCAGCAGCTTGCCAGCCGTCACATAAGACGTCAGCTTGCGGTTGATACCGTCAACGATATCTTTCACCAGCGACGGGGTGAGCGGTTTATCAACGTAAGAGAAGTGCGCTTCTGCCACGGTGTCCGCTACAATCTGAGCGGTACGGGTGTAGCTCTCAAAGATGTAGGTTTCTTCGTCGCAGGTGCGCGATCCCCAGATGCGATAGCCGTCCTGTTTGATCAGGGTGGTGACGCCTGCGGCGTTCAGCTCGTCCGCATCGGTATCGGTGCCCTGTAGGGTGAAATAGATATCGCGATCCATCCCCAGCACGTTATTCACCGGCACGTTGGAAATGGTTTTGTGCCAGCCCTGCGTAGCGTCGATTTTGGCGCGCATCCCTACCGCATGAGCACCCACCGGCACGGTGGCGTTTGACCCCGCGTTGGTGTCGTAGCAAATGAAGTTAGGCCAGATCACCATCATTTCACGCTGGGCAAACTGCTCGCGGTATTCCTTTGCCTCTGCAATGGTGTTGCAGCCGTTTGCTGAAACATAAGCAAAGGCGCGCAGCTTCTCCGCCATCACGCCGAGTTGCGCCGCCACTGGCTGAGTATCAAGGCCGGGAACGGCAAGCACACGCGGACGGACGCCAACACGCATCTCAGCCGATAGCAGCGCATACATGCCGGTGAATAGCCCCGTTTCCGGGTCAGTGCCGCCAATGACCAGCTGATCCTGAGTCGGGGCGGTGCCGGTTTCCGGTGGTGGAATTTTTGACGCATCAGCCACGCGGATCACAATGGTCTGTGGGCTGGTCTGGTCTGAAATGGCTTTCAGGGTGGTGAACAGGGTGCCGGTTTTGCCTGCTTTGCCCAGCATGTTAGCCACGCGGGTAATGAGTACAGGGGTATCCAGCGGGAAAGCGTCTTCGTCCGCATCGTCAGCGATACAAACGACGCCGATAACCGCCGAATCAATATCGGTGATCATCGTGCTTAGATCGGTGGTTTCCGTGACGGTTGCACCGTGATGGTAATTTGTGGCCATGTAGTTGCCTCGCCAGGTCAATGATTGCCACTTATCATTGCGACAATTGCCAGCCGGTGCGAGAGGTGGGCGTTGTCAGCAGACCGCAACAACGGCCCCGCGTTGTCTGTACGCGCGCGCGTGGCGACGATGGTACCCTCACCAATGAGGGAACCAATAAGATGTTGGATGATGATGCGCGTTATTCGCCCCGCCCGGCGTTCAGTATTCAGATTGAAGGCAAGCAGCTCACGGCGCTGGATGACCGTTTGATCTCGTTGTCTCTGACGGACAACCGGGGATTTGAAGCGGATACGCTTGATCTCACGCTGGACGATTCAGACGGGCAGATAGTGATGCCATCGCGCGGTGCAAAGATTTCCGTTTCGCTGGGATGGGATAATGATCCGCTGGTATTTAAAGGGCTGTACACCGTTGATGAGGTTGCGCACCGTGGCCCGCCTGACCAGCTCACCATCAGCGCCCGCAGCGCAGATTTTCGCGACACGTTCAACGTGAAGCGTGAATACTCCTGGCACGATATTACCGTTGGTGATGTGGTTGCCAGTATCGCCAGCCGGTACGACCTGCGCGCCGGGGTAAGCGAGGAGCTGGCGAAGATTGAGATCGATCACGCTGACCAAACCAGTGAATCAGATATCAGCTTTCTCACCAGAATGGCGGATATGCTGGGCGCGGTTGCCACCGTCAAAAACGGCATGTTGCTGTTCATCACGCCGGGGCAGGGCGTAACCCAGAGCGGTAAACCATTACCGGCGATCAGCATTGTGCGGGCCAGCGGTGACAAGCACAGCTTTAGCATTGCCGATCGTGACGCTTATACCGGCGTTACTGCTTACTGGCTGGATCTGAATTTCGGTAAGAAACCCGCCACCACGGTACAGACAAACACCCGCAGACGCCGTAGAACAACCCAGCCGAAGAAGCCGAAAGAACCCGCCTCAAGCAGCAAGGAAGGGGATTATATGGCAGGCGCGGAAGGCAACGTATTCGTGATCCGCAAGACGTTTAAAACGGAGAAGGCAGCGAAGCGGGCAGCAGCGGCGAAGTGGAGCCAGTTACAGCGTGGCGCGGCGTCATTCTCCATCACACTGGCGCGGGGCCGGGCGGATTTGTACCCGGAACAACCGGCAAGCGTATCGGGCTTTAAGTCCACGATTGATAATGGCTACTGGACGATTACCCGATGTGTGCATGATATCGGCAGCGGAGGTTTTACCACCTCGCTGGAGCTGGAAGTTAAGATCGATGAATGGACGGCTGAGGCGGGTGACGAATCAACGGGTTAAGCGTTATACTTGACGTGATATTAACCAGCCCAGAGGAGGCCCGCGTATGGCAATGCGCTGTCCTCGCTGCCGTGCAGTTGCGAAAACTCGTACCAGTGTAGAGTTGAGTGATTTAGTGCGACGCAGTTATCACCAGTGTCAAAACATGTTGTGCGGCTACTGCTTTACCAGCATGACGCAAATAGACGAATCATTAAACCAGACTCAGCCAGTCCCCGGCGCGGTGGTTCCTCAAGATGTTTTCCCGCGAAGTCATCACGGCGAAGACCAGTTAAGTTTGGTGTTATAAAAAACAAACCCGCCTGAAAAATAGGCGGGTTATTTGTTTCTACTGCTCAAGTATTTTTATTATCTGACCGCTTTTGATGTCCACGTCCGCAGAAACTGTTTGTTTTACAACTGCCCCGTAAGCGTTTGTGCCTTTGAATGTTGTGCTAACAATGGCATGAGGTGTTCCTTTCATCATCACCCGATAGGTTGTTTCTACGTGTTCATATGAATCATCGTTATTCATACTTTTCTTGATGGCAGTCTCTAATGGTTTATACGCCCCACTCCAGTGATTGAATTGATCTTCGAAGGTGTCAAACGTGACGCGATTATCCAAGGATGTTGGGTCATTTTTATAATCACCCTGGCACCAATCGAGCACCATGCCGAGCTGGAGATCTTTGGATTTTGTGTATGAATACTCGCTTACGCAACCGTAAAAACCATTGATTGAAGATTGTGGAAATTCATTGATTTTTGTAAACGTTTCAATGATGTTGCGGCGCTCTTTTTTAGAGCTAAGACGCCAATCATTAAGTGTTTTGGTTGCGTATTCGAATTCTTTTTTCTGTGGTTGGGTAGCGGCTGGCGCTGCTGCCGCTTGCGGTGCTGTTGTTTGCTTTGGGGATAGGCTTGCGCCAATAGCGCTAACGATAATACAGATTGCAAAATAGACGAGTGAAGATTTTTTCCTGTTTGGCATAAAAACCCACTTCGGATTTATAAGCCCGACCCAGAAAGCGATACCGGCTATCGCTGCAATGATGGTGATGATTTTTTCCAT